TAGCCGCAGGTGGAAATGCAGTACAACCTCCAAATCAAAATGCCGCTGATGGTGGATCAGGCGCACCAAACGATATTACAGGTACAGCAACATTTTATGGTGGTGGTGGTGCTGGATATGCAGAAAACTCAGGTGGTGCTGGTGGTGGTGGAAGTAATCCTGGCGGAGCGCCGGTCCATCCTACTGCTAATCCTGATGATCCAGGAATAGCTAATACAGGCGGTGGTGGTGCAGGTGATGGCCCAAATCCAGGAACAGGTGGATCAGGAATTGTAATAATAAGGTATAAATTTCAATAGAATTAATTATGGCACATTTTGCAAAAATATCAGAAGAAAATATAGTTTTACAAGTTTTAACACTTGATAATAAAGATATGTTGAATGAAAGTAATGTTGAAACAGAATCTATTGGACAAGCTTATTTACAACAACATAATAATTGGCCGTCTCACCTTTGGATTCAAACTTCATATAATACATTAGAAAATCAACATAGATTAGGTGGAACTCCATTTAGAGGAAACTATGCAGGTATAAACTCTATTTGGGATTCAGAAAATCAAATTTTTTGGCATAAAAAACCTTTTGATAGTTGGGTTAAACATATGGATTCAGCAACTTGGAAATCTCCAATAGGTGATGCCCCTAATTTTACATCAGAACAACAAAGTCAAAATAATGCGGGTAGCCATGAATGGATTTATTCTTGGAATGAAGATAATCAAGTTTGGGATTTAGTGGATTTTATGGCATAAAATTGACATTTTATGTATTTTACTTTATAAAAAAGTAGAAATGAAAAAGAAAGTATTATCAGAAGTAAGTTTATATTATGGAAAAGTTTCAATGCCCAAGGGTTTTGAAATTGATAGATCCGTATTAGCAACAAAAATTTTAAATCAATCTTTTAAAAATTTAACTGACTCAAGTGTAAATTTTCCATTCTCAAAGTCTTGGGATATGCTTAATACCTATATTCGAGATTTTATTAAAGTTGAACATAACTTAAATTTAATCAACAAATCTACATGGGGAAATATATATAAACCTAACGAAACTACTTATCCATTATTAAATATAGATCAGCTAAATTTAAGAAACTCACCTGATTATGTTTTGCTGTATGGAGTAGGTGTTCAAGCGTGTACCGTAAGAATACATTATGATGATAACAGACGTAAAGGAAGAAGCTGGAATATTGAATTAAAAAATAATGAATTTATTATGTTTCCATCAACTTGTATGTATTATCTAACTAACAAGCAACAGGATATTTTGAATTTTGTTCAGACTATAACTTATGAATATATCTAATTATTACTGGTATTTTAAATCTGCTTTGACACCAAGATTTTGTGATGATGTTATTAAATATGGATTACAACAAAAAGATGCTATGGCTCGTACAGGTGGTTATGGTAATAAAAAATTAACCAAGCAAGATGTATTAAATTTAAAAAGAAAGCGTAATTCTGATTTAGTGTGGCTTAATGATAATTGGATTTATAAAGAAATACACCCTTTTGTTGTTGAAGCTAATAAAAACGCAGGTTGGAATTTTCATTGGGATTGGTCTGAATCTTGTCAATTTACTAAATATAAACTTAATCAATATTACGACTGGCATTGTGATAGCTTTAACAAAATTGGTAGTAATGGTAAAATAAGAAAACTATCGATGACTTGTCAATTAACTGATGGATCAGAATATCAAGGAGGAGAGTTAGAATTTGATTTTAGAAATTATGATCCGCCACAAAGAGATGAATCTAAACATTTAGTCAAGTGTAAAGAGATATTACCCAAAGGATCAATTATTATTTTTCCCTCGTTTGTTTGGCATAGAGTTAAACCTGTAACAAAAGGAGTGAGATATAGCTTGGTGGTTTGGAATCAAGGTTTTCCTTTTAAATAATATGTATATTAACGATTATTTTCATACTCCTATTTGGTCTGAACAAAAACCTGAATTTGTTAAATCTTTAAATAAAGTTAGTAATAAATATATCAAAGAAGCCAGAAAAAAAAATAAAGATTATATTAAGCAGTTCGGTGATTTTGGAACATCACATCATTCGACACCTTTAACACAAGATAATAATTTTTTAGACTTTAGAAATTACGTAGGTCAAAAGTCTTGGGAATTTTTAGATCAAATGGGTTATGATATGAATTTATATCAAACTATGTTTTCTGAAATGTGGGTACAAGAGTTTTCAAAAAAAGGGGGTGGCCATCATTCAGCACATATACATTTTAATCAGCACGTATCAGGACTTTATTTTTTAAAGTGTAGTGATAAAACATCTAACCCAGTATTCCATGATCCAAAAACTGGAGCAAGAGCAACTAAATTAACGATGAAGCCAAAACAAGTAATTTTAGCAGGAACAGACCTTGTCCACTATAAACCCACACCAGGAACTTTAATTATATTTCCAGGATATTTAGAACATGAATTTTCAGTCGATCATGGATTAGAGCCCTTTAGATTTATACATTGGAACATACAAGCAATTCCAAAAGGTATGGCTAAAGGTGTATAATATTTTTTGTTCTTACCTATCAATAGATATTTTTAAATTTAATTTAAAAAAATATAAAAAAGAAATTTTAGATTTTAAATCTGTAAAAAGCACTGTTAGTAGAAGTAATTACGGAGGATGGCAAAGTAGTAGGTTTAAAACAGTGCCTAAAAATTTTACAGATTTATTTGAGAAAGTTAGTGTCAATATTAAAGAAATAGAAAAAAATTTATCTATTTCAAAAAAATTAAAATTACATAATTTATGGTACAATGTTAATGGTCTAGGTTCCTTTAACAGACCACACAGCCATCAAGGATGTCTTATATCAGGAGTGTACTATGTTTCTATTCCTAAAAATTCGGGATCAATTGTTTTTTTAAATAAAGATCTTGATACTTTTTATCAAGATAGTATTAAAAATTACAATGAACATAATTCATCTACTTGGACAATAGAACCAAAAGAAAATCAATGTGTTCTATTCCCATCTTATTTAAAACATTACGTTGAACCAAATTTAAACAAAAAAGAAAGGATAAGTATAAGTTTTAATTATGGCTTTTAAAAAAAATAAATATAAAGAAATGGCAAAAGATGTATAAAACTTTCCCAAACATAGGCTTTATAGAAAAAAAACTTAATAAAGAAACTATAAAAATACTAAAGTCTTATGTAAAAAATAAACAAGATAAATTTAATTATTCTTTAGCTGGTAACATTAATAGTTCTTTTAATATAAAAGATAAAAACAACTGGTTTTATAATAACATTATAGTACCAACTATAATAGAATATCAAAAAAATTCTATTATTGATCTTGATCCAAAGATTTTAACTAAAAATTGTGCTTTTGTTTTAAATGCATTTTGGGTTAATTTTCAAAAAAAACATGAATTTAATCCTATTCATAAACATAATGGAGTTTTTTCTTTTGTTATTTGGTTAGATATTCCAGTTAATTTTAAAAAAGAAAGTAAGCTTAATTTTGTTAATCATTCAAACTCACCTAAAGCAAGTTGTTTTGAATTTGTTTATACTAATACTCTTGGCCAAATTGAAACTTATCGGTATCAATTAGGTTCAAATTATAATGAAACAATGTTATTTTTTCCTTCTAAGTTAAATCACGTTGTTTATCCCTTTTATACATCTAATAAAAATAGAATAAGTATTTCAGGAAACGTAGCTTTAGACCCACAGAAAATTATAGATAAAAAAAATGTCCTTTAAAAAGAATAAATACTTAATTATACGCAAAGCAATTTCAAAAGATTTAGCAACTTTTATTGCTAATTATTTTTTAATGCAAAAACAAGTTTATGATACTTGTAAACAATCTAGATATTTTTCACCATTTGAAACGATTATAGGTGAATATGATAAACCCGGTGGACAGATTCCAAACACATATTTTCAATATGGAAATATTGCTATGGAAACTTTAATGCTTAAATGTCAGCCAGAAATGGAAAAGGCAACAGGATTAAAATTATATCCTGCATATACTTATGCAAGAGTTTATAAAAAAGGTGATGAACTTAAAAGACACAAGGATAGGTTTAGTTGTGAGATATCTACTACTATGAATCTTGGTGGTGATGATTGGTCAATTTATTTAAGCCCTAATGAAAATGTAGGTATACCAGAAAATAGAGGTGGTAAAAAAGGAATTACTACTATTAGCCAAGCAAAAGGTATCAAAGTAGATTTAAAACCAGGAGACATGTTGGTTTATTCTGGCTGTGAGCTAGAACATTGGAGAAAACCATTTAAAGGCAAAGAATGCATACAAGTTTTTCTACATTACAATAATCAAAAAACACTTAAATCTAAAGAAAATATGTTTGATAAAAGAATACATTTAGGACTTCCATGTTGGTTTCGTAAAAACAAGTAAAAGTATTGATATCTACTAGAATGTAGTATATTTGTTAGCAAACGGATTTTTCTATGCTACAAAAAATAGGCTTTTTACCAGGATTTAATAAACAGGTTACTCCCACAGGAGCTGAGGCTATGTGGACAGGAGGAGAAAATGTTCGTTTTAGATATGGTACACCTGAAAAAATAGGAGGCTGGTCTCAACTAGGAGACAAATCCTTAACCGGAGCTGCTCGAGCGCTTCATCAAATGGTTAATAAAGAGGGTATAAAATATGCCATCATTGGAACCAATCGAATTTTATACGCTTATTCTGGTGGAGTCTATTATGACATCCATCCCATTAAAACAGATTTCGGAGCACTAACAGATAAACTATCTTGTAGTAATGGATCAGCTGTCCTTACGATTACTTTATCAACTACAGCAGGAATGACAGCAGGAGATATTTTACTTCTTGAAAATGTTACACCTCCAACAGGGTCGGGTTACGCTGCTTCTGATTTTGATGATAAAAAATTTATGATAACTGAAGTCGTAGATGCTACTTCAGTTACTATTACTATGGGTTCTACTGCAGATGCAACCGCCGCGGATGGAGACCTTTCAGTTAAATGGTATTACCCAGTAGGTCCAGCTGAACAAGTTGGAGTTTATGGATGGGGTATATCTCAATGGGGTGGTACTGTAACCAGCCCAAGAACAACAACTTTAAATGGAGCACTAGGAGACAATGTTTATGGAACTGGTGGATCAGGAACTAGTATTACTTTAGCCTCTGTCGTTGGATTTCCAACAACCGGAACGAACTATATTCAAGTAGGCACAGAAGAAATTTCTTATACAGGAGTTTCAGGAAGTGATCTAACAGGAATAACAAGAGCAGTAAGAGGAACAACTAGAGCTGCTCATTCTGATGGAGCCACGGTCACTAATACTAGTGATTACTCTGCATGGAACCAAGCAGCTTCAACAACGGATAAAGTTGCTGAACCTGGTTTATGGTCCTTGGACAATTTAGGAAGTACGCTTCTCGCTTTAATTTTTAATGGAGCTGTCTTTGAATGGAATTCAGATGCATCGAATGCCACAGCAACACGAGCTACGATTGTATCGGGTGCACCTACAGCATCTAGAGATATGTTAGTCTCGACTCCTGATCGTCACTTAGTTTTATTTGGAACTGAAACCACGATTGGTGACCCGACAACTCAAGATGAGATGTTTATTAGATTCTCTTCTCAAGAGGATATTAATACTTGGGCACCTACGGCAACCAACAGTGCTGGTACACAGAGACTGGCCTCTGGATCACGGATCATGGGAGCTAAGATTGGTAGAAATGCACTTTACGTATGGACCGATACTTCTTTATTTACCATGAGATTTGTTGGAACTCCTTTTACCTTTGCTTACGAACAAGTTGGAACCAACTGTGGATTGATTGGTAAGAACGCAGCGATTGAAGTAGATGGCGCTGCTTACTGGATGTCTGATAATG